TTCAAGATATTTTAACTGATATGGTTAAAATAAAAAAAGAAGCTAGTGACGGTACTGATACGTTAAATATTATAAATTCTATAATCACAAAACAAACAACCAATTTAAAAAATATTACAAAAGACATTTTATCATATGACAATCTGATAAAATTAAGATTATCAAATCCAAGAGAATTTGATTATAATAAATTTGAATCATTTGCCGGTATTAATACTGGTAACACAATAAATTATAACGATTATAATTTAATATCACAATCAGGTGAAACAAAATATATTGAGTTGTATATTGGTGAAGACATTGATGGTAACTATCTTAAATTTTTCTCAACAAATAATATTGAATTAAGTGAAACTAATATTTTAGATTTAAGACCTTTAATACAAATTTTTGCAGGTTGGTTAAAAGATAAAAAAGAAGTAACACCATCATATACACCAACCAAAAAAGATTTTCAAAAATATATAATAGATAATATATTAGTTAAAATTGAAAATAGAATAAATACTTTTACTGACCAACTTACATATAATTTCGCAAATAATTTAAAATCCAAAGACAATACAAATACTATAACAATTAATAAGGGTTATAATATGAACCCCGTAAAATTGGATTTGTATAAATTTTTCAAAACCTTTAATGATAAATGGTCATCAGGAAATTCAATAGGTCAAAGAGGATTTTTAGAAGATTTTTTATTTTTAGATAAAGCAAACAAAGACATAGGTAATATAGCATATCTAAGTTTAGATAAGTTAATATCTTTAGATGATACAAGAAATGATAGTATCGATTTATATAGTATGTTATCAAGTTTATTAACTGATAGTGGATTTGATATGAGACCAATGCCGGCTTATGTTAATTTTTATGGTACAAACTTTAATAGTAAAATTAAAACAACACCATCAAAAAAGGCTGCAAGAGATATTTTCGGTACATTTTTAGAAGTTGATTATCAAGAGTCATCACCAAAAGTTGTTTTACAATATATGGGAAATTTTTCAGCATATGCAGATATGTCTGACATTAGTGGAGATGATTTTCTATATAACGACGATAGTTTTAATGTTGGAGAATTAAATAAAAACCCATTAATTATAACATTACCAAATGCATTTGATGAAGATAATTTAGACAAATCTAATAAAGTTGTTGCCTTTGAAGTTAGTATAGGTGACCAAAATCAAGGAATTTTTAAAAGTATCCAAATTGACCAATCATCAATAAAAAATACCGCAGAATCTTTTCCTGTGTTAGAAAATATTGCACGTTCTGAATCAGGAGCCGCGGCATACGAAATAGACACAAGTTTATTTGGTGTGTACAGTAAAGTCTCTTATTTATGTGAAGTCACAATGATGGGAGACGTAATGATTCAACCAACTATGTATTTTTATTTAAAAAACATACCAATGTTTAAAGGTACATATTTGATTACGGAAGTTACACATAACATCAAAAATAATAAAATTACCACTTCTTTCAAAGGTGCAAGAATAGCTTCTAGTTCGTTACCAAATCCTAAAGATTCATTTGTAACAAGCTATAGAGTATTATTTGAAAAAATCACAAACAAAGCAATTGCACAAATCAAAAATGAAGAAGCGGCCGTAAACGCGAAATCAAATACTGAAAAATCTATTACAACGGATAAAGGAACATCAACTGTTGATATGGGTAATTCTGAAAAACAAATTCCACAAGAAAGACTTATATCCGAATCGGGTATAAATGGTTTTGGTTTACCATACAATGGATATAATAACGAAAAAGATATTCAATATGTTGAATATGACGGTGAAAAGTATTTTAGGGCAGTTGTTGCGACAATGGGTGGAAATAATTACAACATTAAGGATTCAATAGAAATGTCAATATTAAACGGGTCCACTGAAAAACCAATTAATAATCAAAATGTAGGATTCGGATACACAAATAAAATTACTTGGAAAGATATCAAAAATTCAAAAAATTATTTTTATTCATCTAAATTTGATATTAGAATGTATACATGTGATAATATATTAAAAGCAACAACTACATTTTTCAATCCAAAAAATAAAATAAAAGTTGAAATCCCACCAATAGATAATAACATAACGGTTAATAATGTGACGGGACCTATAAACATAGGACCATCAGTTAGTGGTTACGGAATGGGATTATCAGTTGAACTGATGAAAAAATTGGGTTTAAAAGACAATGATGTGGTTTATTTCCAATTTAAATAGAAATATTAACTATATATGGGATATTTATAAGTAAAATATTATGGATAATAATAAATTAAAAAACACGGTTGATCAATTCTTGAATCCAAAACAAGTTAGAAACTATTCTAACGACGGTATGGAAAGAGAAGAGTGTGATTTAGTAACAGGAGAATGTTACACAATTAGAGAAAAAGACGGTATAGTAGAAAGAATAAATAAAAAATACGTTACAAACGACGGTAGACAATTATTACAAGATTAAGCCATGTTAGAACAAAAATTACAAGAAGAATTGAATCGTTTTAGAGCCATTAACAAATATGGTAAAAAAATGATTATGGAACAAGATGTTCCACCAGTACCTGACGCACCAGCAGCAGAAGAACCGGCAGCAGAAACACCCGCAGGGGATTTACCACCATTAGATGCACCAGCTGCACCTGATGCGGCAGTACCCGAAGTACCAGCTGGTCCTGACACACCTATGGTCGATTCACCTGAAGGTGATTCAACTGAAGAAATTGATATTACAGATTTAGTTAATATGACTAAAAGTATCAAAAAGGATTTTGAAGATAATAAACAAGAACAAGGTAATGTCATGGGTCAAATGGATTCTGTTTTCACAAAATTGGACGATTTAGAATCTAAATTAAGTCAAATGGATTCTCTAATTGCTAAAATTGATGAATTAGGTACAAAAATACAAGACATTAAACCGAAAACTCCACAAGAGAAATTAGAGATGCGTTCTTTAGATTCATATCCATTTAATGAAAAACCACAAGAATTTTTTGCACATAAACAAGGTGAAATGCAACAAAGTGGAAAAAATGAATATGTCTTAACAAAAGACGAAGTTGAAAATTACCCTCAAGAAACTATAAGAACAACATTCAATCCAGAAATAAAACAAGATGAATTTAAATTCTAACGTAAACCTATTTTTAGGTATACACGCACAATTAAAAGTGTTCCATTGGCAAACAAAGGGTTATGCTAGACATAACGCTTTTGCTAGTACAAGAGACGATTTAGAGGGTTTAATGGATGATTTTATCGAAGAAGCAATGGGTCAGTATGGTCGTTTTATATTAGATGAAGAAACTAATACAATAAAATTAGCTAATTTAAACGAACTAAAACCATTAGAAATGGTTGAAACTATATGTCAAGCTTTAGTTCAAATGACAGAACAATTAGACCCTAAAGACACTAATTTATTAAACATACGTGATGAGATTTTAGGTAAGTTTCAAAAATTGAAATACCTTCTCACTCTTGAATAAAAAAACTTCAAAAAATTTTCAACCCAGATTTTATAGTCTGGGTTTTTTTATTTATATTTTAGTATTAATGATTATTTAATTTAAATTTTAATTTTATGTCAACATTTGATGCAGTACTAGCACAGTACGAAAAAAACAAAAACGCCGCAAGCGGTAACAGTAACAAGGTTTCACAAGAAGACAGAATGAAAAAGTATTTCACAACTGTACTTCCTAAGGGTTCTAAAGGAGAAGAAAGAAGAATTCGTATCCTACCCACAACAGATGGTTCATCACCATTTAAAGAGGTATATTTCCATGAAGTTCAAGTAGATGGAAAATGGACTAAACTATACGACCCAAAACAAGAGGGTAAACGTAGTCCTTTGAACGAAGTTTATGAGAGTCTAATGCAAACTGGTGTAGAATCAGATAGAGAATTGGCTCGTCAATATCGTTCTCGTAAGTTTTATATTGTAAAAGTAATTGACCGTGATCACGAACAAGACGGTCCAAAATTTTGGAGATTTAAACACAATGCAAAACAAGACGGTGTTTTAGATAAAATTTTCCCAATCTTTCAAAAGAAAGGTGATGTTACCGATGTTAATAATGGTAGAGATTTAACTTTATTTTTAACATTGACAAAGTCAGGTACAGGTAAAGAATATACCGTAATCAATTCGGTAATTCCAGAAGATGCAAGTCCATTACATACTGATTCTGCAACATCTAAATCTTGGATTGAAGATGAATTAACTTGGTCAGATGTTTATTCTAAAAAGGGAGAGGATTATTTAGAAATGGTTGCAAAAGGTGAAGTTCCTCGTTGGGACTCAGAAACTAAAAAATGGGTTTCTAATTCTCAACAAGATGAGGTGATTACATCTCAAAAACCATCAACCAAAGTTGTCGACCCACAAGAAGACGATGAGGCTGATGAGGACTTACCATTCTAATTAACAAGGGGTGGAGATAACGTCACAAACCCCATTTTTTTAAATTTATTTTATGGCAATAAAGAAAAACGATTTTAGTTCAATAAAGAAAAAATTCTCAAAAGAGGCGGAATATAAACCAGACCGTTTCTTTGATTTGGGTGACGCGTTTTTGGATGCAACAGGAATTCCTGGACCGGCAATGGGTCATCTAAATATGTTCTTAGGACATAGTGATACAGGTAAGACAACTGCGTTGGTTAAAGCCGCGGTAGATGCTCAAAAGAAAGGTATTCTACCTGTTTTTATAATCACTGAACAAAAATGGAATTGGGAACATGCGTTGATTATGGGATTTAATAAAGACGATGATTTTTATTTATTCAATAGTGACTTCGAATACATCGAGCAAATTACAGATTTTATTAACGAAGTATTAGACGCACAAGAAAAGGGTGAAATTCCACACGATATTCTTTTCTTATGGGATTCTGTGGGTTCAGTACCATGTAAAATGACATATGATGGTAAAGGTGGTAAACAACACAATGCGTCTGTTTTGGCGGATAAAATTGGTATGGGTTTAAATCAAAGAATTTCAGGTTCACGTAGAGTAGATAAAAAATACACAAACAGTTTAATCATAGTTAACCAACCTTGGGTAGAGTTACCTGATAATCCATTTGGACAACCAAAAATCAAAGCGAAAGGTGGTGAAGCTATTTGGTTAAACTCAACTTTGGTGTTCTTATTTGGTAACCAAAAAGGTGCAGGAACTACTAAAATCTCTATTACTAAAGATAAGAGAAAAGTTAAAATTGCAACAAGAACAAAAATATCTATCATGAAAAACCACGTAAATGGTTTAGGTTATGAAGATGGTAGAATTTTGGTTACAGCTCACAATTTTATGAGAGCTAAAGATGAAGGTGAAGAGAAAAAGTCTATCGAAGATTACAAAAAAGAACACGGAGACTATATTAGTAAGATGTTAGGCGTTAACGTTACAGACGCGGAAGAGATTGAAGTTGTAACTGAGGAGGATTAATAAGTAATAAATGTTTAATGTCGGTTTTATTAGTTGATGGGGATAATTTACTTACGATTGGTTTTTACGGTGTTAAAAATTACTTCTACAAGGGAAGACATTTTGGAGCAATTTATCATTTTATCAATACTCTTAGGAGAGCGTTTGAGACTTATAAGTTAGATAAGATAGTAGTGTTTTGGGATGGAGAAGACGGACATCTCTCAAGGAAAAAAATCTACGCATTTTATAAAGAAAATAGGAGAGAAAGAACTCGAACAGAAGAAGAGTTCCAATCCTATGTGCACCAAAGAAATAGAGTAAAACAATACTTAGAAGAACTTTACGTAAGACAAGGTGAATATCAATTTTGTGAGACTGACGATTGTATTGCCTATTATGTACAAAACTCACCTGATGAGACAAAAATAATTTATTCATCAGATGGTGATTTAACACAACTTATTTCAGACAAGACATACTTATATAACCCTTCTCACCATAAATTATACAAACAAAACGATACGATTGTATACGACCACGAAGAAATTCTGATTGACAATGTAAAGTTGGTTAAAATGATGTGTGGTGATTCATCAGATAATATTGCAGGTATAAGAGGAATGGGAGTAAAAAGATTTTTATCAATTTTCCCTGAACTAAGAACAGAATCACTTTCTGTTCAACAAATTAAAGACAAGTGTAACTTACTCTTTGAACAAGATAAGAATAATAAACTTGTGTCCAATTTATTAACTGGTGTAACCAAACACGGTGTTTTAGGTGAGGAGTTCTTTGATGTAAATAATCGTATTGTTAGTTTGAATAACCCTTATTTAACAGAAGAATCAATAGAAAATATAAATTCATTAATCAATGACGAATTAGACCCTGAAGGTCGTTCATATAAAAATACTATGAAAATGATGATGGAGGATGGTTTATTCAGCGTTTTACCAAAATCAGACGACGCGTGGATAAATTTTTTAAACCCGTTTCTCCGTCTTACAAGAAAAGAAAAAAATAAAAAATTAATTAAAATTAAAAACTATGAGTAATCAACAAGAAACCACCAAATTTGAATTTTTATTGTCATTAGAAGGTCACATCATTTGTCAAAGATTTTTCAATGTTAAAGACCATATCGAGGAGTCGAGACGTTCTATGGACTTACATTATTACGTAAAAAAAATTTG